CTATCAGTGCTACTGCGGCTAAAGTGCAAGAATTTACAAGTTCGTGTGTTTACTTTAAGCCGTCTGTTAGCGACGGCTCGTCCGATAACGCTAACGTTGTAGTTGTTATGCGCAGCTAATAGGGGTTTCCCAGATGTATAAGATTGAATTTTCTACCCAAGAACTCCAAGCGCTGCTCGTTCTTATGGACGTCGCTGTAAAGGCGGGTGGGCTACAAGTTGCACCGGCTGCAGTTGTTCTTCAACAGAAGATCGATGCGGTAGTTCGAGGGCCGGAACCAGAAGGTTTGCCAGAGGCTAACTAATGCAAGACTCAACGATCCTTCGGACATTCTCAAACGATCAACTTAGTAAGTTTGAGCAAGAAGAACAAGTCCGTAAAGAGGCTATGGAACGCCAGAACGCCCCATTGATTTCGTCATTGGCGGCGTATGTACGTTCGTGTTGGGAACCTGCTCGCCACGCCAAAGAGCCAATTGAACAACGTATGCTTAAAGCAAAGCGGCAACGGAACGGCGAGTACGAACCCGACAAACTTGCGGCTATTAGGGCTTCCAGCGGTTCCGAAGTCTTCATGCCCATCACAGAAGTTAAGTGCCGGGCATCTGAGAGCTGGATCAGAGACATCCTTCTGGATGGCGGAGCTCCACCGTGGGAACTTAAACCATCACCGGAACCTACGCTTAATCCGGATGAAGAAGCCCAACTAGAGCAAGAGTTTACTCAGAGCCTTCTGGAGCTCGTCCAGAGTACAGGTGTTGCGCCCGAAATGACGCAGACTCCCGGGCTTCGTGAGATGTTTGAAGAAGAGTTTCGTCGTCGTAAACTTGAAGCTGCCCAACATAAAGCTAATTTGATGAAGCAACGTATTGAGGACCAGCTTGCTGAAGGCGGCTGGTATCAAGCGTTTGATAATTTCGTTACTGACCTTAGCACGTACCCGACGGCCTTCATCAAAGGCCCGGTTATCCGTAATAGAGTTTGCCTCGGGTGGGGTAAAGACGAGTCCGGTAAGACGGTCCCGAAGGTAGAAGAGAAACTTATTCCCACGTTTGAACGGGTTGATCCGTTCCGCATTTACCCTGAGCCCGGCGTTGAGAAGCTCAACGATGGATACGTACTTGAACACAAGCCGATGTCGCGTAGCGACCTTGCCGACCTGATCGGCGTTCCGGGCTTTGATGATCAAGCGATTCGTATGGCCCTGAACGACGGCACATCTTGCACGTGGTTTGGTTCGTACAACGAACTAGAAAAGAATGAGCTAGAAGCCAAACATAGCACATGGTTCCGCAATACGGACATGTACGACTGCGTTGAATTCTGGGGCAAAGTCTCCGGTAAGATGCTCCGCGAATGGGGAATGGACGAAGAAACAATCCCTGATGATGCGAAAGAGTACAATGCCTGCGTATGGCTTGTTGGCAACTATGTGATTAAGGCGATGCTCAACTATGACCCGCTGGGCAACAAGCCGTATCACGATACGTCCATGTTCAAAGTGCCCGGCGCACTTTGGGGGCGTTCGATTCCTGAGGCGCTTGCAGACGTGCAAGCAATTTGTAACGCAGCTGCTCGATCCCTTGTTAACAACATGGGCATTGCATCAGGTCCGCAGGTTGAAATCAACGTAAGCCGCGTTGCTCCAGGCGAAGACATTACTCAGATTTTCCCGTGGAAGATCACACAAACTACTAACGACAGTACAGGCGGTAGTTCGCAAGCCGTGCACTTCTTCCAGCCGGATAGTAATGCAGCTGAACTAATGGCCGTGTTTGAAAAATATGCTCGCCTAGCAGACGAGTATTCGGGAGTTCCATCCTATGTCAGCGGTGACATCAGTGTTACAGGGGCCGGGCGCACTTCCTCCGGCCTTAGTATGCTTATGGGTGCTGCTGGTAAAAGTATTCGACAAGTCGTTTCGTACATTGATAATGACGTTGTTAAGCCCGTTGTCACTGCTCAGTTTATTTATAACATGCGCTTTGATCCTGACGAAACTATCAAGGGCGACGCGTTCGTTCTCCCACGCGGTGCAGTCAACTTGGCGGTTAAGGAAACCGCAGAAGTTCGACGCATCGAGTTCTTGAACGCAACGGCTAACCCGATTGACTTCCAGATCATGGGTCCAGAAGGGCGCGCATCTGTTCTTCGCGAAGTATCGAAGCAGCTTCAGATGCCTGAAATCGAGGTAGTTCCCTCGAAGACTAAACTGCAATTGATTATGCAGCAGAGCCAAATGACGCAAATGGCAGGCGGTCCCGGTCAACCGGGGCAGTCGACGCCCACTCTACCAGACGGTTCACCAGCAGGTGGCGCTAGCGGTAAGCTAGTAGGCAACCAAAGCACAGGGGCTGTTTAATGATTGCTCAAGCTGACAGAGAACTAATGGCGCGTATTCACGCACAGTATCCACAGTTTGAGAAGCTCTTGTCACGACTGTGGCAGGAAGAAATTAGTAACCTACCAAATGCAGATTTGGACAAGGTCCAGAAAATCCAGGGCCGAGTGTTGGCTCTCCAAGATATCTTGAGGGAGTACCACTACGCCGCTGGCATATCGGCAGATCGCACTGCGAAGCCACAACTTTAGCACACCAATAAGGAGCTATTATGTCACGACCCGCACAACTTGAACAACAGATCGAACGAGTAAAACAACTCCAGGCTGAAATGACTGAACCCACCGAACCGCAAACGGATGTGGTTGAGCCTCAAGAGCCCACGGAGCCTGTTGCTTCCGAACCCGTTGCTCAGGTGCCCGTTACTATCTCGAAAGAGGAGTATGACAGACTCGAACAGAAATATCGCACACTACAAGGTATGCACAACGCTGACGCCGCACGGTTCCGTAGTGAACTGGCCGCAGCCAATAGTGCTTACTATGATCTAGAACAACGCCTCGCTGAAGTCGAACGTGCGTCATATGCACCGGCAGAACCGGTTAAGTATATTACCGCAGAAGACGAAGAAGAATATGGCGAAACTCTAGATATGGTGCGCCGTGCAGCAAAAGAAGAAGCTGAGAAAATCTCCCGTAAGAGCGAAGACGCCTATCTGGCGCGAATCGCACAACTTGAGAATGAAGTTGGCCGCGTTAATAGTACAGTTGTCCCGGTGGTCCAAGACCTATCGCGTTCACAATTTGAACAAACTAAGGCTGATTTCTGGGGAGCTATCAATACGCAAGTGCCGAATTGGCAGTCGATTAATAATGATGGGGCCTTCAAAGCATGGCTTTTGTCAGAAGACCCGATCACCGGCGCAACTCGGCAGCAGTTCTTGTCGCAAGCACAAAGCGAGCTTAATGCTTCGAGAGTTATCAAGTTTTTCAAAGAATGGGAACGCACGGCAGCAGGGGGTCCGACGCCTGCTCCACGTAAAACTCAGGACGAGCTTCAGCAGTATGTTGCTCCCGGTACCAGCCGAGCGGCTGCCCCGGTAGACCAGACCAAGAAGCAATGGACGCGTGAAGAAATCAGCAAGTTCTACCAGGACTCGATGATGGGCAAGTACGCTAACCGACTTGAGGAAAAGAAACGAATTGAAAAAGACATCTTTGCCGCACAGGCAGAGGGTCGGGTAAGTTAAAGTTAAAGGAAGAATAAATGGCTTTTCCAGTTACTTCCGGTCATCCGCAATATGCCGGGAATTTTATCCCTGAGTTGTGGGCCGGTAAGCTGATCGAGCATTTTTACGATGCCACTGTCCTCGCACAGATCAGCAACACTGAATATGAAGGTATGATCAAGTCGCACGGTGATACGGTTCACATCCGCACCACGCCGACGATCACGATCCGCGACTACGTTAAGGGCCAAACCCTTATGGTTGAACGCCCTGATAGCGATCCGCTGGAGCTCTTGATCGACAAGGGTAAGTACTTCAACGCTGTCGAAGATGACGTTGATGCTATCCAAACCGACGTTAAGCTCATGGACGTTTGGTCCAAGGACGCGTCGGAGCGTATGAAGATCGAGATCGACCAAGACGTTCTCACGAACATGTTGACGGATATCTCTGCTGACAACCAAGGCCTGACCGCTGGCGCGAAGACCGCCTCGTTCAACCTCGGCACGACTGCGAGCCCGCTGACGGTTACGAAGGACGGTGCCGGTGGCACGACCTCGATTACCGATCTCATCATCGACATCGGGACGGTTCTCGATGAAGCAAACTGCCCGGAAAGTGACCGCTATCTGGTCCTCCCGGCCAAGGCAGTCGGCCTCATTAAGAAGTCAGAACTGAAGGATGCCTCGCTCTCGGGCGACGGCACGTCGATCATGCGCAATGGTCGGGTCGGCATGATTGATCGTTTCACGATCTACATGTCGCACAACCTGTATACTGCGTCGTCCAAGACGAACATTATCGCAGGTACGAAGCGCGGTCTGACCTTCGCATCGCAAATGACGAAGATGGAAACCCTGCGTTCGGAAAGCACGTTTGGCACCCTGATCCGTGGCCTCCAGGTCTACGGCTATAAGGTTGTCAAGCCGGAAGCTATCGCAACGTCGGTCATCCAGTTCTCGTAATTGATAGAAGGATAAAATAAATGACTGCGTTTACTGATACTCTTGGCTTCTACAAGGGCAACGCCGCCTTCGGTGCTCATGCCGATAAGCGGTTTGCTTATGTTGAAGTCGAATTGGACTTTGCGAAGATTGTTGCGGCTCGTGCTGCGGCTAGCGCTACGGCGTTGGCGGCTGGCGACACGCTGCAGATCATCCAAGTTCCGGCTGGTGCGCTTATGCTCGCCGGCGGTTTAAATGTCGTTACTGCTGAAACGACTAACACAACCGGTACGTTCGACCTTGGTTGCACCGGCGGTTCGCCGATTGCTGCTAACGCGTTTGCCAACGACGTTGCTAACAACGCCGTTTCGGTTAACTCGACGGGTCTTGCTGCTCCTGTGTTGTTCTCCTCGGCTGACACGATTGACTTGCTTATTAACACTGATGACTCGCTTGATGCTGTTATCAAGGTGTGGGCACTGTTTTTCGACGCAAACCCGAGCTAATAGTGGTGGGGGCTTCGGCCCCCTCCTCTCAAAAGGAGAATGATATGAGCGGTTCTGTTAATGCTCGGCACGACAATCCGTTGCTGGTTAATCCGCGACTTGAAGGTACGCTCGAAGGCACCACTGGTACTTTTACCGATGCTGTCTCGGCTACTGAATACGCACTGACCGGCATCACAGGTAATACTGCCAAGCTCGACTACTACACTGCGACCGTTGCAGTTGCTAACGGCGCGACTACGGGTAAGGAAGCTACGGCTGCTATGCCTACAGGCTTTCTTCCGATTGCCTGCCTTATCCACTGTACTGTAGCTTCAACTAATGCCTGTGCGCTTGTTGACGTTGGCGACGACGCTGACACAGACTCGTACATTGACGGTCTTGCAACTAATGACCTGACCACGACAGGCTTCAAAGGTATCTGCGGCTGTAATGGCGTGCGCGCTCTCGGTGATATTACCGGCGGCGTTCAAGTTGCTACGACTACGACTGATGAAGTTGAAGTTGTTGTTTCCGCTGATCCGGGTGCGACGGGCGTTACGCTTCGTCTGACCTTTATCGGCATTCGTGCTACTTAAACTTTAATGGGGAGCTTCGGCTCCCCATTAAAAAGGATTTATACTATGAGCATTGTCCTCGCTAACAACGCACATACCACACTGGCTGCAAACATCAGCAGCACTGATACAACGATTTACGTGGATGATGTTGATAGCTTCCCCCCCCTCGGTGTTGACGAATACTTTTATTGCACAATTGAAAGTACAACCGGCACGTACGAGGTTGTTAAAGTTACCCAAACAAACGCCACCAATTTCATTGTTACACGTGCCCAAGAAGGCACGATTGCTGTGCCCTTTAATATTGGCGCGCGGGTAGAGTTACGAGTTACAGTCCAATCACTTGAAGATCATTTTGCGGCAACAGCTGATGCTGTAGTTGCACCACTAATCGCTGCTGAAATCGGTGTAACACTGCAAGCGTATGACACTGATTTGACTACATGGGCAGGACTTACGCCCAGTGCCAACGCACAATCGTTAGTTACCGCCGCCGACTACTCTGCAATGCGTACACTGCTCGGCCTGGGCACTATGGCCGTTCAAGATGCTAGCGCAATCTCTGTAACGGGCGGTACACTTACCGGCCTTACACAGCTTAGGCTCACTAACAATACATACCTTACCGCTCGGAACCAAGCAGGTGCCGGCGATGTAGATATGTGGAAGGTTAACACCGGCAACTGGCTACAACAAGGTGCAGTACGGTCGTGGGATAACACTAATACGCACCAAGATCGCGGCGCGCTTATTGAACAGGTTAGGTACGATAACCTAACTCCATCTACTGTGCATAACCTATACTATTGGTTAGCTGTTTCTGAGAACGTTGGCGAAGGCGGAGTTGCTGGTGTAGGTACACTGTACTCTGTTTGTGCCGATGCGGCAACAGTCGTAGACGGTAGAAAGCCAGCACTCTATGGTGCGCAGTTTAACGTTCACCCACTTATAAATAGAAATAATACTCCGAACGATGACGCAGTTGCTGCGCAGTTCCACAATAGCGGTCCGGGTAAAGCTACTGAAATCGCTTACTTTGGGCGCGGCCCATCTGCACTAGCTTCTGAAGCGTTCTGTGTAATCGGTGTTGACACTTGGGCAGACTGCCTTATTGGCAGTACCGGGCACTATACTGTCGGTATTGACTTCGCTCGCTTAGGCACTAGCCCAGCAGAGGTAAGCAACACGTTTATTAAGTTCCCTAACAACGCCTCTATGCTAAAAGGGCGAAACGCCGCCGACACCCTGGACTGTGACGGCCTATTGCTAGACAGCTCAGACATCCTTCGTATCGGCGGCACTAACACAGCGTCCATTGCGTTTGACTCGCCGGTAAGCGTGCTGAATATCGAGAATACTGACACTACGATTACGCGGGCATCCGCCGGCAATATCAATATTGAAGGTAACCTCGTGTACCGCGCAGGCGGCACTGATGTTCCAATCACCGATGGCGGCACCGGTGCTTCTACAGCGGCGGCGGCGGCTACAGCCCTAGGTGTAGGCACTGGCAACAGCCCAGAGTTTACGGCAGTTAATATCGGTCACGCTTCTAATACCACGCTTGCGCGTATAGCTGCAGGTAGGCTTTCTATTGCCGGTGTAGAGCTGGCACGCCTAGGTGCAGCAGGGACATTCACCGCTGACCAAACATTCCAGACTGCTAGTACTAATACCATTATGAGTGTTACCGGCGGGTCCGGCTATGGGATGATAAACCTAAGAGGGTCAGGCACTAATAATGCTTTCTTCCTTTTAGGTAACACTTCTAACGGCGAACGCGTACGGATGTACGCGGATGATAGCCGTACATATGGTGTTTCGGTAGATGGCGGTTCCACTTATGGGTTGACCATCGACTCTGGCAACAATATGACTCTAGCTGCGCCACTTAGAAACAAGGTGTATACGGTAGCTACGCTGCCCGCCGGCACTGCAGGCGCGCAAGCGTATGCGAGTGATCTACGTGTCTTTAATGGTGCAGGTACACAAGAAGGCGCAGCAGCCGGCACAGGCGGCATGTGTACTTATAACGGTTCAGCATGGAAAATTGCAGGTACTAACGTAACAGCAGTTGCCTAAGGTATATAATAATGTTCTTGAAATTAATCGCAGCTGCTCTATCTGCCCCGCTAGGCTCTCCAGGAGTTGTTAGTATAGATGATGCGTCTTCAGCCGGTAACTTAGGGAACACCGCTGGAGTTAGCTTCAAAAGCTCCGGCGTGTTTTCCAGATACTTCTTTAGCACACCAATCGATATGGGACACTGGCTTGCACCGCAAGAGAATATGGGTGACTATGAAATTAGAGCTACCCTTAGTAGCGGTGATACGCCTACTGCAGGCACAATTGGTTCCTGGGAGGCTTTGAGTACTACACGCACTTGGGAGCTTGTAAGTGTAACCCCCTCAGAGTCGTTATCAGCCTCTGTACTAATTGAAATTCGTTGGGCCGGTAATGACGTAGTTCAGGATAGCGCCACGTACACCCTAACAGCAACAGGCCCATCGGCATAAGGTATTCGGAGCCATAAAGTGCTAACAGAAGATCAAGTAGAAGTTGTTGTAAAACGAACCGTCACAGAGATGTTCTTGCGATTAGGTATTGACACATCTGACGCAGACGGCGTCCTTGAGTGGCAAAAAGACCAACACCACCTGCGCGCTGATCGTAAGCGTAAAGAATCTATAGAAAATAGAGCTTGGTCTCATATAGTTATTATGGTAATATCTGCCATTGGTGCAGCATTTATCCTCGGTGCATCACAGGCACTAGGTTTTGAACAATAGGAAATAAACATGCGATATCTTCGTAGCAACACTAATGGCATGGTTTTTGAGTGGAACGCAATTCTGGCGCGTAACCCAAACGTTAAGGAAGTAACTGAACAAGAAGCTTATCCTGAACGGTTTGCTCCGGTTGATCTCGCTAAACGAGATAAAGTCGTAGACCTTAGCGTCCCTGAGGAAATC